GTAGCCTTGTGTGGTCTACTTGGTGTGTTTATTCGAGTGGTGTGAACCGGAAGGCTTATAGACCTTATATCCGGCATGTAGTACTATTTCTTTGCAAAGGTCTAGGAACTCGTCCTCGGTCATATCATTCTTTGCTCTATTTGCGTCCGTACAGACGATTTGTAAATTCTCTATGCACGAGTTCCCTCCACGAGCTACGGGGAGTATATGGTCGTATTCATAGGTATGTGGTTCATTCCAGGTTAATGGTCTTCCTGTTAGTCCGCATTGGAAGTGGTCACCATACTTCGCATATACATCTTTGTAATTAAATGCGGAAGAGCGTTGGAACCGTGATGATTTATCTGAGATTGATTTAGTCATTTCCCTTTTAGTGAATGAGGTTTTTGGATTTAACTTCTTTTGTTTCCGAATGGTTGGATTCTGGAAGTAGTTTACTCGTTTTACATGGATATAGGTTGAGGGGGATATATTTGCTCTACGCTTCTTAGTTTTTTCCTTCTGTCCTTTTCCGAGGTAGTACGAGATCGTACCTAGTGAACATCCTAGAGTGTTTTGTATATCTTTATAGGATAGTCCCTGGAGTCGTAGGGCATTAATCTTCGGTCCGAGTATCGACTTCCTCATGTACTTCTGTGGTTTGTGCGTCTTCTATATCGATTACTTTTTCTGTGGATGCATCCTTTGGTAGATTCTTGACTCCTTTTTTAAGGATATCTCGTACTTGATTGGGTGACATATCGGAAGATCCTAGTTTTACATTGGCAGATGCGGTAATGTTTGTGGGTCTACCTGATATGGTCATAAGTTTGTCGAAGAGCATACCCACGGCATAGGCTTTATTCTGTGGAGGTATTTGATCTATTGAATCGTGTAGATCGTTTAGTGAGTCTGCGACCATGTGCTGGAGCTTCTTTTGTACTTCTGTGAGGAATTGCTGCTCTGTCATTTTCATGCCGAACCTCAGAGCGTTGTGTACTCGTAATCTATCTTCTTCCTGGCGTGTGGTTAGTTCCATATTCTTTGCTTCCTCCTTTGCACTAGATTGACGGGCCGCGATACGGGCGGCGGAAGTTAATACTTTATCCTTTAATTTATCGTTAAAGGGTTTGAGTTTCTTGGGCATTCCTTTCGGCATGTAGCAGTTTTTATATTATTTTATTTGACTAGGCTACAAAAAACTACAAAAGGGAGTTATGGCGGAACGAATGGGTGGTAAGGAGTGCATGGCAATCTTGAGAAAGGTTGGAATTAGTCGGGATGAATTTTCCAAGATGATGGGAATTAAGCGTAGTACTATGCGTACATGTGTTCATGGAAACCGAATATCGTACAAGATGGAGCGCAAGTTGCGTGAATTGAATGGCGAGAAGGTTGTAGAGGAAGAGATTGCTGAGGTTGACGCTATGATCGAGGAGGCGAAGAAGCCCAGGGTTGTGGTCAGGGAAGAGGTTGGAGAGGCTCGTATGGCTAAGGTCTATGCTATTCCACAGAATAAATTTTTACGGTTAATAGAGTTCCGTGATGGGACACATGGTAAGGTTCGTTGCAAACCTGGTAAGTATTATGTCGGGGATGAGATAAGAGTAAAAGGTGAGGATCACGGGGTATGGGAGATCGCATAGATGTGGATAGTACCCAAAACATTATCAGCTTTTGTACCGGATACGGAGGGATTGAATCTGGGATTAGACGAGCGGGCGTGGATGTTAGAACAGTCTGCAATGTGGAGATCGAAGCCTTCGTCCAAGCAAACCTGGTTGCGAAGATTGAAGAAGGGAGGATGGATAACGCAGCTATCTACTCGGATCTCAAAACCTTCCCAGCAGAAATATTTCGAGGAAAAATTCACGGACTCATTGGAGGATATCCATGTCAGCCCTTCAGTAGTGCGGGAAAGCGAAAAGGAGAAGAAGACCCAAGGCACTTATGGCCATACATCCGAAAGCATGTCCGGGCAATTAGACCTGTTTGGTGCTTCTTTGAAAATGTCCGAGGTCACACCACGATGGGGCTATGGCGAGTCCTGTCCGATTTGGAAGAAGATGGTTACCGAACGGAGTGGGGCTTGTACTCAGCGGAGGAAACAGGCGCGCCTCACCAACGCATCCGATGCTTCATCTTGGCGAAACTACCCGACACCAAGATCGAGGGATTGGAAGGATACCCCAGGTTGCGCACCGAGCAAAATAGGGGATGTGAGTCTACCAAGGATGATCTATCAGAACCCCAATTGGCCGACTCCGAGGGAAACGATGAGCAGAGACGCGACACACGACAGGGGGAAGTGCAATCTAGGAGAAGTGGTACACAACCCGAAGAATTGGCCCACACCGCGAGCCGGGAACCCCGGCAGTCGCAAGCCCGGAACGGGGGGCAAGATACTAGCGGAGGAAGCGAAGATACACGCTGGCCCGCCCGCCCCGGAGAAGAGCAGTACGAGTGGGAAGAACCACGAGTCTTGGTTGACTCCAAAGAGTCGGGATTACAGGGATGTGGAAAATCACATACTGAAGTCGGGCGAGAATGTGAGAAAGACGGGACAGAAGTTTTCTGTGGGACTTCCGACTCAAGCCCACATGAAGGAGTTTCCAAAAGCAAAGAAAGCTCAAGCGAAGCTCAATCCGAATTGGGTGGAGCAGTTGATGGGCTTACCCATCGGGTGGACAGACTTAGGCTCTTGGGCAATGGAGTCGTCCCACAAACCGCAGAAATAGCGTGGAAATCACTTTGGAGGAAGATGAATGAACAACTTTAAGGGCTACTTTCCGATGGGCGGTATTACCGCGTCAGGAAAACAGAGACAGGACACCTCGGCGACACTCGGTCGGGAGAGTAGCTCTTTTTTATAATGCAAAACGATGATACATTCGAGGTATCTGATTGGGATCACTTCTTTGCTAATTGGCCAACTAGGGAAGAGGTCAATGATGGATGGCATCAGTTTTGGGGGAATAATCAATTACTCAGAACTTATAGGGATAAATCGGGTAAGAACCTCAAGGATAGGAATGGAAACATTTTGATTACTCGCTCAACCACTCCGCGACAAATGCCCATCGGTAACACGGTTTCGGACTTTATGAATTATGCAAGACCCAACAGATCAAATTAGGCACGAAGCTAAGGTGCTTTTAAATCGATGGGACGCGGAGTGCGATCTTGATGAAATCACTATTTCAAAATCAGTCATGGAGGGAATTAATGAATGGTTAGAGGAAGAAGTTTTTGAAATTGGATGGGAGTTTGAACTAGAGGAGGAGGAGGAAGAATGAATATATACAAGTCCACAGGTAAATCTATGGAGAGTTGGCCACAATGGGTCAGTCGTTTAATCAAGGTAAACCAGGAGCTTCGCGAAGAGATCGCAGATTTAAAAGCGGAGATTGAGAAACTCAAGGATGACAAGTGAGCCAGCGAGTACCAGCGGGTTGGAATCCGATCTTTTGGAAAAAGTACGGAAGAGCCATTCCCGAATCAGTACAAGAATTACCACGGTGCGACTTGAGAAAGTTGGGTCCCCCATGCTCGAAATTATCCCAAGAGGTATTGGAACGGATCAAGAGGGATGGGCAATTGGTAAAGAAGAAATCCCGTGCCAAACGCTCGAAGACGCGATCATCATAGGAATGGAAATACAAGCGAGGGGATAAGTATTTATGGAAGAATTAATAGGTAAAGTTGAGCGGTGGCATATAGATCGGAATCTCATTAAGGGTTCCACAGATAAGTCACAGGTATTGAAATTAATGCAAGAACTTGGCGAACTGAGTGACTCTGTTTGTAAGGATGAATGTATGCTTGATGATATTGGGGATATATTGGTCATATTGATTAATATATGTACGCGAAATAATGTCACACTAGAGGACTGTTTGCTTACCGCATACCGGGATATTAAGGACAGAAAAGGCAAGATGGTTGATGGTGTGTTCGTGAAAGATGGTAATTAATCTCCAGCCCGATGAGGTACAGGTCTGCCAATTAGTTGGACGGATGCGTAGTCTCATTGCCCGTGGTAACGGGGTGCGTGATGCGAAGATGGGAAACCACGATGGTGCGGAAGCGGATGTGATGGGAATGATGGCAGAGTATGGATTTGCCAAGCAGATGAATACATTTCCCGACCTTGGACTTACACCGAGGAGCGGGTCTGCGGATGGGGTGATGGCAAGCGGGAAGCGTTATGATGTCAAAGCGTCCAAGCACAAGGGTGCGAGGTTACTTAGTACGCTCAAGGTAAACCCCGATGTGGATGTATATGTACTATGCGTGGTGGATGGGAACTCCTTGGACTTCAAGGGATGGGCATGGAAGAAGGATTTAATCAAGGATGAGAATAAGAAGAACTTGGGGCATGGCGTGGGCTATGCGTTGGACCAGGATAAGTTAAGGAGGTTCAATGCCTAAGTTCACCTACGCAGATGAGATAGACGCAAACTTTGGTATTCCGTGGACAGATGATCTGCGGTTTAACAAGGGCGAGTTAGAGTGTGCATTATCCAATGAGGAGGTTGATGCGTTACCACAGGATCGTGCAGAGATGCTTAGTCGCTTACTTATCGATCAGCCTAATAGTGAGATTGAAGACCCGATCCAATGGGGTTGGACACTACCTGGTTGGCGTAGGGTGATGGATAATTGGAAGGATACAAAGATTCATGTCTGCCTCGGCGGAAACCGGAGTTCCAAAACCATGTTCGCTTCTCGGATGTTAGTACACTTAGCTCAATCTATTCCCGAAGCTGAGATTCGTTCAATGCATGTTACTGAGGAGCGTTCGATCTCAGATGCACAGAAGTATATTTGGCAGAACTTACCAGCCCGATACAAGCGTGCAAAGAAGAAGAGTGAGAACCATAGCTTGCAATACAATCAGAAGAATGGATTTAACTCGGCTAAGGCAATCCTTCCACCAACTGCTCCGGGTGCGGAGCGTGGAAGTACGATATATTTTAATAATTATAGGCAGTATATGGCAGACCCTCAGATATTCGAGGGCTGGTCTGCACACGCAATTCACCTGGATGAAGAGGTTCCCGAAAGTATATTTAATACATTGCTCGGAAGAACGGTGGATTACCACGGACGATTAATCCTTACCTTTACGACCCTTCAAGGCTGGACACCGTTGATCAATAGTTTACTCAAGGGTGCAGAGACGGTTAGTACGAGGTATTCAAAGCTACTAGATCGCGAAGTTCCAACCGAACAAATTTGTGCGAATTGGCCGAACTGTAGGATATATTATTTCCATACAGATCAATCCCCTTTTATAGATGGACAGGAGTTGATTCGCACATACTCCAAACAACCATTAGAGGTGAAGTTGGCCCGTCTCTATGGCATACCGTCCAAGGCAATGGAGGGGCGTTTTCCGAAGTTCAATCGCGAAACGAACATTGTCCCACATGAGAAGATCCCCTTCATTGCCGATCCTTCTTTGGCTTGCACCCGCTATTTCGTATGCGACCCTGGCGGGAGCAAGCCGTGGGTGGCAATATGGGCGGGAGTTATGCCGGATGGACGGATATACATTTACCGCGAGTTCCCCGATAGTACGATGGGGCAATGGGCGTTACCGCATACAAATGCATTGGGTAAGAGTGTGGGTAAGCCTGGACCCGCACAGCGTCCACTTGGGTGGGGTTACGAAGATTACCGAAACCACTTCGAGGATTTAGAGGATGGTGAGGATATCTTTGAACGCATTGTCGATCCCCGCATGGGTGCGGCCACGGTACGGACAAAAGAGGGGGAGAGTAACATCATCAACCAAATGGCTAACCTTAACTTTGTATTTCGTCCCGCACCTGGTGTGGATATCGAGGCTGGTATTGCTAAGATAAATGATGCGTTATCATGGGATGATACCGAGCCTATGACTTCGGGTAATTGCCCAAAGCTCTATGTATCAGATAGATGTGACAATACTATTACTTCGCTACTTGAGTATAGCGGGCAATCTCGTACCGAACACTTCAAGGATCAGATCGATTGTATCCGCTATTTATTGATTAGTGGAGCAGATCATATATCACAATCCAGCCTACGGTGTACCGGTGGTGGTGGATATTAGATTGACGAGTCAAGCACAAAGAACTACATTAAGCTACGCATGCATAATTCCTCAGACCCGGAGCTTTTATTTGTCTCCAAGGAACCCGATATCAATTATCTGCGGGATACTTACCGTGAAACACAGTCGGACCTTGGTGAGTGGATAGATCGTAGACAACGCGACTACGATGTCCGTAATTGTATATGGGCGGGAAAGTCCAATGATTTTAAGAAGCACTCCGCTGATAGTCAGACAGGCGAGGTATTTCCTTGGGATGGAGCCAGCGATCAAGAGATTCGCATGGTGGATAACCAGGTAAACAAATGCGTGGCAATGTCTTTAAACGCGATCCGCCAAGCACATTTGGTCGCAACTCCTGTAGAGTCTAACGATATCGCGCGGGCAAATGTAATATCTATGTTTGTTCGTTGGTTGGTTAACTCCAAGATGGATGATTTTTATGAGCAAGTAGAACTCGGACTTAATCACTTCTTTGAAAAAGGAATGATGGTTCATTATGTGTACTACGAGCAACAAGACCTAAAGCAACAGCAGTCCATCAAACTAGATGAGATTGCAATGGCTCTTCCACAAATTGCAGAAGCTATTGGCGATGGCAGTATGGATGAGGAGTTATCTGCGGCTATGGCCGAGCAGTTCGATGTCTCAAAAACAAAGGCACGAGCAATGCTTAAAGAGTTGCGCAAGGAGGGAGAAACCACAGTCCCTGTCCTCCGTAGGGTTGTAAGTCGTCCGCGCATCAAGGCACTTGCACCTGACGAGGATGTTTTTTGGCCTAACTATACCATCGATCCACAAGAAGCTCCCTATGTATTTCATGTGTTAAACATGACACCAGAACAACTGCGTGCAAAGATACATACCGAGAATTGGGACGAGGAGTTTGTGGAAAAAGCAATCGAGTCTGCGAATGTGGGCGAGAATGATGTGTATACCCACAACCTTAGTTTACAAGACGAGATACTTCGCGATGATGACGAGACCATCCGTGTCGTATATTGTTACCAGCGTTTACTCGATGAGGATGATGTGCCTGGTATTTACTGCACGGTATTTTGTAACGAAGTAGCCGACCTCTATGCCAAGCATACCCTTATGGATTATGGTCATGGTGGATATCCCTTTATTGTAAGTACTTACGAAAAGACATCTAAACGATTGTACTCCTCCCGCTCAATTCCCGAAGTTGGTGAACCATTTCAACAGGTAACCAAGGTTGAGTACGATGCATCGATTGACCGTCAAAGCCTAAGTACAATCCCACCAATAGAACATCCCCTTGGAAGATCCCCATCAAAGTGGGGTCCGGGAGTTCGTATTCCTTATCGTACACCTGGAGAGATTCGTTTTGCGGATACCCCACGCTACGATGCTGGTTCCGTGGAAGTTCGTAGATTAGTACAGGAAATGTTTGATCGTTACATGGGTAACAATGCACCCGGTGTCGATCCCGTGGAGTCGCAAATCAAGCAACAACATTTTATCAATAAAGTACTTCACCATATGAAGTATGTAATGGATCAAGTCTATAGCCTGTACCAACAGTATGGACCGAACGAAGAATACTTTCGCGTTACAGGTGTACAGGATATGCAGAAGTACGCAAAGGGTAGGGCGGGAGAACGCTTTGATTTTTATATGCAGTACGATGTGGCCACCCAAGACCCTGAGCAAATGCTCGAACGGGTAAAGACGATTGGTCAAATATCATCCACAATGGATAAGAATGGAGTGGTGGATACCGAACGACTCCTATCGCTTGCAATCGGACAAATCATGCCCGGTGCGGCAGAGCAGATTGTTTTACCTAAGGAAACTGCCACACAGAAAGCAGTCGAGGAAGAGCGTCAAACCATAGCCGAACTTGCGGCTGGAGTACCACCCAATGTGCGTGAGAACGATGCACACGAAATGAAACTCCAAGTATTCCAACAATGGTTACAACAACCTGACATCCAGCAAAAAGCCCAACAAGACCCGGCAATGCAAGAGCGTATTAAGACATATATGCAACAGCGCCAAATGCAGATTCAGCAAAAACAAAACGCTACGATTGGCAGACTAGGAGCCGCCCCCACACAATTTGGACAAACATCTAGTGCCGCATGAGCATAACTCATCGTGGAGAAAGATTCTCAGGATATAATAAACCTAAGCGAACTCCTGGTAAGTCTAAAAAGTTTGCCGTACTCGCTAAGGAAAAGGATACGGTTCGTCTTGTACGCTTTGGAGACCCAAACATGTCCATCAAGAAGAACATACCCGCACGGCGTAAATCCTTCCGAGCGCGACATAAGTGCGATGAAAAGAAGTCTAAATTAACCGCTGGCTATTGGTCATGCAAAAAATGGTAATATGATCAAACGGAAAAAATACCACGAAGTAAATGCCGAAGAAGCAATTAACGCACTTACCTTCCTTAAGAACGAACCACACTTCAAAAAGTATATCGAGGTACGCGAAGCAATGCGGGAGGAAACCATCCGCGAGCTACAGAATCGCAAGAATATCGAGAACCAAAATTTACACTTTCACTTCACAGGAAAGCTCGAAGCAATCGATGAAGAGTTAGATAATTTCTATAGCTTGTAATTGTTCATACTATTAAGCCCTCACGGTTATGGGTTAGCCGTGGGGGCTTTTTGTTGCCATTTGCTCTACAAGTAGCTACATTTTGCTACACTAGGCTTTTAGCCTTGTTGACTTATGGAAACATTAACCAAAGAGGTTGTCTCGGAGTCCTCTGAAAATTCCGTGGAAAATACAAACGCAAGTGAGGGCAACCTTTCGATGGCAGAATTTGCAGATCAGTTACTGAAAGGCAAGCAACCACAGGAAGAATTACCCGAACTTACCGAAGAGACGGATGAACCCGCTGAAGAAACTGCGGAGCCTACAGATGTCTTAGAGGAAAATTCACAGTCTGTCGAAGAGGAGCAAGTGGAGGAAGAAGAATCTTCGCCGCCCGCAGAACCTTCAGAAAATGTTCTTTCAAAGTTTAACATCGACCTGGATAACTTATCCGAGGATGAGTCACGAGATCTCGCAAAGGCGCTGAACGCATCTGCCGTCAAGCGATTTGGAAGACTTACCGCTCAGAAGAAAGCACTACTCGCAGAGAATGCGGAACTGCAAGCTAAGGCCGAAGAAGCCCAGCAAGCACCCACTAGTGCCGAATTACCTGAGTTCCTCAAGGATAATGCCTTTCACAGTATCAATGATGCTCAGTCGCTACAAAAAGAAGTCGAGCAACTCACCACGCTCTTAGATTGGGTAGATGAGCATATCGACAACGAAGTGGAGTACGATGATAACGGCAACGAGTATGTGGTAAAGGATGGGGATACGACTTACACTAAGTCTGAATTGCGCCGCATAAAAGCAAACGCGAATAAGACTCTGCGTAAGGATGCACCAGCTAGGCAACAATGGCTACAACAGCGCGAAAACGCGAATCAGCAAGCCAAGGATACATTCGCATACTTGGGTGATGAGAGTAGCGCATGGTACCAGCAGTTCATGCAACTAAAGGGTGACCCTTCATTGCAACCAATCCTAAACTACATGCCAAACTCTAACTTTGCGTTAGGTTTAATTGTCGAAGGAATTAACGCAGTATCTGAAAGGCAAGGTCAGAAGGCTAAACCAGCCGCAAAACCGAAAGCCCCAATGGCAAGTACGGAAGCTGGTACAGCTAGGCCCAAGACTCCCCAGGCGAATAAAACGAAAGCTCTGCAAGCGGCGAAGGCTAAATTCGACCGATCAGGCTCAATGACAGACTACCAAGTATATCTTAAACTTAGAAATAAAACTTAAACTCCAAGGAGGAAATAAATCATGGCAATGACCAAATCACACATTAGCGGAACTTCGCTCGCATCTAACCGCGAAGACTTATCCGATATTTTAACCATTCTAGAACCAGAGCGCACACCTCTGCTTTCACTCGCTAAAAAGGGAAAAGCAAACGGTACATTCTTTGAGTGGCAAACAGATGAACTCAGTACCCCAGCATTTGCGGGAGTACTCGAAGGTGCTGACGAGACTAGCTTTACTAACCAAGTAGCCAACCGTGCTAAACTTGGAAATCATGTACAAGTATTTCGTCAGAACTACCAAGTCTCAAACATCCAGGAATTAGTCGATGTTGCTGGCGTGGATTCTGAATTTGCAAACGCCGAAGGAAAAGCTGTACGGCAAATGAAGCGCGATATTGAAGCCGCACTTTGTTCGTCACAAGACCGTGATCAAGATGATGGAACTAACCCATACAAGACACGCGGATTATTTAAATGGTTAGGTGAAGGTGGACAACCAAGTGATGTTCCCGCCGCTTATCAATCAGTCGCAAGTGTTTCCCTTGGTAGTAGTTCTTTTACTGAAGCTAACATGAATGGATTGCTTCAAGACTTGTACGAAGCAAACGGAATGCCCGGTGGACAACTTACCTTGATTGCTGGTCCTACCTTGAAGCGCGATATCTCTAACTTCGCTCGTCAAGAAGGTACAACCACAGCGTTGAACTTCCAGGTAACACAACCCGCTGAGTCCAAGTCCATCTCCCTCGTAGTAAATTTATATGACGGAGATTTCGGAAGTGTGGCCATTGTACCATCCTTGTTTTTAAATAGGACTAGTGGCTCGGACACCGTAGACACCAATGCTGGTTTACTTATCGACCCTGAGTACATCGCTGTAAATATGCTCAAAGCTGAGTCTTCTTCTGAGCTTGAGAACAAAGGCGGCGGACGCAGAGGTTTCTGTGAGACGATTGCTGGACTTGCATGTCTTGCTCCTAAAGCACACGGCAAAATAAACTAATTGTTTGTTCATTATTCGGGGAGAGGTCTGCGTAGCGGGCCTCTCCCTAATCTCTTTAAATATTAAGCATGGCAAATTTACTCATACCAAAGTGGAAGGAAGGAAACGGATCTCAGTTTATGAAAAACTTGGATCGTTACTTGCGTTACGAGGTTGACCTCGAAGAACACGAATCAGTCATGCGGGAAAAAATGGCTATGAGAGAAAACGAAGCAATGGGTGTAGCCAAGACAGATGGACTTGGACAACTCAAGGCAAGTATCCCCGCACGCGAATACTTCCGGTGGCATCAAAAAGAACGAGGATGCTGGGGAGATAAATCATTTATCAAAGGGTTCTTATCTAAAAACCCATCATTTAAATCAAAGACACTTACCACACCTAGTTTTAACTCTAAGAGTTTCGCATGAGGCAAGTACCCGTAAGCACGCTACTCACCAACCTTAAACACATGGTTGGAGTTGATAGTCTTCTTACACAAGAGGAAGGTGCGGCAGTACGGAGTTTCAATCGCTTTGGCAGACTAGCGTGGGAACGGGCAAGATGGCCCGACACTATACGCCTCGAACCAAAGTTACCCGATATCCAGGTACGATCAATTAATGTAACCAATGGGGGGAGTGGGTACACAAGCGCACCAACCGTATCGGTTAGTGGAAGTGCCACAGCAACCGCCACCATCAATGCTAATGGACAGGTAAACGGAGTTGCGGTAACGAACAACGGTACAGGATACCTGGAAGCACCAACCATTACCTTTAGTGGTGGTGGAGGTACCGGGGCAGAAGCAAAAGCCATAGTCATGGGTGTACTTGAATACGGATCAAATATTGGAGAGATCCTCCGAGTTACAGAGAAAGACCCATACGCATCGGGTAGTCCGAGTGAGGTTCCTTATCGTATAGAATATTCATCTGTAAGTTACGGAAATGTTGTATTCATAAATCGTGCAAGTACAGCACCCGTTTATATATTATATCGCGCCCCCTTCGTGGACTATGTGTCGAGCGATACGGATTTTCCGTACATATTTTCAGAATATGTCGTTACGGGAGCCTATTCCGACTACCTCACCGCAGACGGACAATTGGATAAAGCAATGGCTATTCAACAACAATCCGAAGGTATTTTACTAGCTGAACTCGATAAACTCGAACGCCAGCAAGGCCAACAACAACACATACAATTTACAACCTACGGATCAACGATCCAAACACATTACTAATTATGGCAAACGAATACAGAGGAGTAGGGTTAAACGGAGGAAAGTTTATATCCGATACAGCATCCAACACAGGCAGATGGTTTAGTATCGTGGCTATGGAAGACACCACCATTACAAGCATCAGCGGAAATATCGAAGGTATATCTGATCTTACTGCGGGTGGATCATCCCCACTTACCCTTGGAGCGAACACCGCACTTTATGGCGCGTTCGATGAAATCACTTTAGCGACCGGCAGCGTCATTGCGTACAATCGATAGATGCTCACGCATGATCTAAATGTCACAGCCGGGCGACCACATACTGCAAGTGGTATTCCCGAAGGCGACCTTGGCCCCGATGGCGTAATCCAAACCGAGGCGGAAGACTTCTTGCAAGTAGAAGCGGGTCAATTTTTAGCATTCGATTAAGAGAGGAAATAAACTATGGCAAATAAGAAAATTTCAGCATTAGATGCACTCGGAGTAACGCCAGCCGTTGGGGATATTTTACCCATTACCGATATAAGTGGAACGCCCACTACAAAGAGCGTCACAGTCGCCAACCTCATGGGTGCATCACCCGTGCAAAGCGTTGCTGGACGAACGGGTGCAGTAAGTATTGCTAACACCGATGTGAGCGGACTAGGCACAGCGGCAACTACTGATGCATCTGCTTACGCAACTGCGGCACAAGGAACATTAGCGGGTAGTGCGGTACAACCTACCGATAGCATTGATGTATTAGCCGATGTAGACACCAGCACAGTTGCACCAACCACTACTGACTTTCTTAAATGGGGTGGGTCAAATTGGGTTCCAGCAGAACCTACCGCAGATGTAGACGGCCCACTCACCACCGCCCTTCGTGGAACGGACAACCCGCACATCGGAGCGTTTTCTAATCAGAGTTTTAAGGTAATCGATAATCCGAAGAAGTTAGTGATGGTTATCGCTAATGACTCAGGCGACCTTGACTTTTTATTGCCCGACGGCGGTTCCATCTATCTTAACACCCCAACAGGAGGGCGCTTAGCACCGGGATTTGGATTTAGTGTAGTCGAGGATTCGACCGAGCCTGACATTGAGGTAGAGAGTGCCGGGGAAAACTACTCGGTAATCAGCGGGGACTCAGACTCGTTAGGTGCGAATGGATTACCTATTCGCCAAGGCTTTCAAAACCCTGACATAGGGGCAAATCCAGCACCAATCTTAATCTCAGGCGGTTTAATCGCTTAACCAATATTCTAACTTAGAGGCACATATTATGGCAATTTATATACAACCAGGAACAGGAACAGGAGCGGGGACAGAAGCTAGTCCTTATTTTTTTGAGGATCAGTATTCAACCGCATTTTCGGCGGCAGTAGCAGACTCTTCTAAATTACTGATTTACAAGGATGGTACTTACACTTGGACAAACGCTATAGCGAGTGACTCAAATGTAGGAGATGTGAGCAATCAGATTACGCATAAAGCTGAGAATTTACATGATGCAATATTCACGCACACTAGTGGGCTGACAGGAATTACAGGCGAACCGACTTTAAAGTGGGATAGTGTAAAGGTTGTAACAGTCGATCATTGGGCGGGATACAATGGTTATAAAAATCATTTTATTCTTAATTCATGCCATTACATTTCAAAAAAATATAGTACATTTATTTCGCTTACTGCCACAGGTACTATCTTTGAACCTGAGTTAGGAGACACGAGTGCTACAGGGATGAGAATCGTAACCAATAACGCTAATACTTTAACAAACTGCACGTGCATTGACCGCAATAATTATGCATCAACATATTCAGCGGGTTATTTCTTTAATGGAGGTACGGCAAAAAATTGTATTTTTTATGCAACAGGCAGTAGGAGTGCGGGGCCTTTTGGTAGCGGTGTAATGACAAACTGTGCTTCTTTTAATGTTAACACTACAGGTGCAACAATTACATCAGACCCCCAATTCGTAGACTCCGCAAATGGCGACCTACGCCTCCGCCCAAGCAGTCCTTGCATCAACGCTGGAACCGCAAGCTAAGTCATGGCACTCAATAAGTTGCAAAAGAAGGACTTCTCCATTGCGGTGAAGACGGGAACAGACGCGAACAAGACGAAGTTTGCTAAGGAGTGTGTGCAAGGCGAGTGGTACTTTGCTACGGATACGAAGAAGTTGTACATGGCAGAGACTACCGCTGGAGCATTGGACGCAACCCTCGTGCAGTTTAATCCCGCCAATACGGGTGTATGAATAAACTTCACAAGAAAGATTTTAGCATTGCCTTTAAGACAGGCACAGATGCGAACAAATCGAAGTTCAAGAAGGAGGCTGTACAAGGCGAGATGTATTTCGCTACGGACTCCAAGAACTTGTATGTGGCGGAGACGACTGCGGGTTTGAGTAATGCGACCTTGAGTCAGTTTATCGGCCCCGAAATATTCAATGTAACCATACGCGACACCGAAGCGAACATTTTAGCAAGCACACCTCCATTATCTGCGGGAGAAGCGGGTATCGCATTCGGCACAGATACCAATGACTTCTACATCTACGATGGTAGTGCTTGGTACATTTTTAACAACGATTCTTAATAGCCATGCCAACAACAATACCAACAGTCACATCATCAACTCGTCCAGGCTCGCCGTTTGCGGGTGATGCTTACTTTGAAACAGATACTAATAACTACATCATCTATGACGGTGCGGCTTGGCGAGCGTATAATAGTGATCGTGCTATTTACCCCTACTCAGGAAATAATATATCAAGCGTAGCCCTTGATGGTACTGATGACTATTTGTCAATAAATTCAGCTTCAGAATTAGTTTTCGGTGATGGTAGCGACTTAGCATTTAGTATTAGTTCGTGGGTTTATATAGACACATTAAGTAATTTTACTATTTTAACAAAAGGAGTTTATAGCTCAACAGGTGAATACCATGTTAGAATGACAGGTGGTCAAAAGATGCAACTTGTTTTGTATGACGGAGCGGCTTTTCAAAGTTGCTTTATCAACCAAGCATTAAGCACAGGACAATGGTATAATTTTGTTTTTACTTACGATGGTCGAGGGGGTACTTCAGCTAAAGACGGAATTTTAGGTTATTTAAATGGGAGTCCTGCTACTTTAAGCAGATCTTCTTCGGGTAGTTATAGTGGTATGAGTAGTAGTGCAGCTCCTTTATATATAGGAAGAAATGGTTCTAATTATTCTGACGGACTTGTGGATGAAGTAGCTTTTTTTAATAGCGAGCTTTCAGCCTCCAATGTCACGGCAATCTACAACAGTGGAGTACCTAGTGACCTTACATCCCTAAGTCCTATAGCATGGTGGAGAATGGGTGATGGCATCGAAGGAGGTAGTGGTACAACTGTTTATGACATGGCTGGTTACGGAAATAATGCTACTCTAACAAACGGCCCAACCTTTTCATCAACAGTACCATCATGAGCAAAACATACTGCATAATAAACTCTGACGAAGTGGGAAGTGTAGACTTTGACCAAGTAGCTGAAACTTCTGCCGATACACTTCGCTACTCATTAGACGGCACTAAGACATTCGTTAAATACGAAGGCGACCAACCATCCTTCCTTAGCGGCAAGACCGAATACACGCACTCTGAGATACTTGCGATCCTAGCGACTGACGAGTGGACGAGTGACGAGGGTATCTGATGCTCTATGTCCTCTCCATTTTGACCCTTCTGCTCGCTGGTTGCTCATTTCGATCCACCTATCCAACACTTGGCGCAATCGCTGGTGGTGGGGTAGGTAGCTTGGGTGGACCTGGAGGAGCCGCACTTGGTGCGGGTACAGGAGCCTTGGCTGGCGAGGCATTGAAAAATGCCGATGCCTTAGTCGAGGCAGAGGAGAAATTAGAGGCCCTGACTCACGGGGATGTTTCCGCACTAGTCGCCCAAGGAATGGCAGAGCATCAATCGGGCTTCGATCAGTTTACATCAAATATTAAAAAGTGGTTAGGCTGGGCGGCAGTTGGGCTTGGATGCTACCTAGCGATCCCAATCTTTGTTGCCCGAAAGTGCAGTAAGACCGAAGCGATTAAGAATCAAACCCGACCACCATTTCCAATTAAATGAAAAACTTCTATCTATTAAAGGACAAGTTTCACACGCTCTCCAAAAGAGGAAAAATGATAACGATATTCGTAGGTTTGATTGCCATAATAATTTTACTAGATGCTTGCAATGGATAGAATTTCCGTAGCGGGAATGGTAGGCACGGGTGCTACATTTGGCCTCGGAGCGATGAATGAACTAGTCGGCATTATTGCTGGCTTGGCGACCATTGCGTTCATGGCGATCAAGATCGTACAAGAAATCCGCAGAAAGTGAAGACTGTTGCGTTAAAGAACCCAGGCACGGGTGAATTTACGATGATGCAGTTGACAGGCTTTGGGTCGATATCTGCGGATGATCGTTCGCAGTACACAAGGGACTCGGATTTTACTAATTACCAGGTAACCGCAAGCGATACATTCGGAACTAAGGTAAGTCTCGGTAATATTCAATCGAGCGTAAGTCTGCACGATACACGGCTCGATACGCTGGAGGATACATCGGTTGGCATCGTGGATGGTGGCCGAGCGGCTCTGCAATATGTAGAGGCCACAGATATAAACGGAGGTAGCGCATCCCTATGAGTATTAGACGCATATTCCTACGGCGATCGAGTGCTAGTGAGTGGGCCTCCGAAAATCCGATCCTGAGCCTTGGGGAACCAGGCTTTGATACCACCAATGAGATACTCAAGATCGGAAATGGCGTGGATCAATGGAGTGTATTAGCACAGTTTCAAGGGCCACAAGGCGTGGCGGGAAATAATGGTACTGATGGTGCTGATGGAGCGGATGGAGCAGACGGACAAGACGGACAGGATGGCGTACAGATTAGTACCTACGCTAAAGCAAACCTTCCATTAAATGCTTCCGCTGGAACAAACGCTTTAGTCACAGACGGTACGATTGGCGGAACTCCTACGATGTCTTACTTTTACAACGGGGTTTGGTATCGTACGTTTGATAATTCAGTAATCACTAATCAGACCATCGACTTATTTATATTAGCTGGTCAATCGAATGCACATGGTCACGCTGATGCTTCTGATCTATCGTCTGCACAGGCGACACAGGACGGACTCTTTTATACATCATGGCACAACAGCACAGGCAATGCCGAGACTACTCAATATTACTCGCCGTGGGCAACCTCGTTAGTATCGGGAAGTACAAGAGGTGATGACGGTAGTTCGAGCCTAGGGGGTAGCGGTAGCTTCGGCCCTGAACTTGGATTCGTAAGTCGAGCTAATGCAATCAATTTAACCAGTCAACCTATCGGTATTATTAAATACGCAGTAGGTGCGTCCACCTTGAACGCTGGTACATCATTTTCCGATTGGGATACTACAGCAACAGGTAACCGAGAAGGTGACTGCTATCGTGGATTTCTCGCCGCTCTATCGGATGCCACTACCAAGCTAACAAACGCTGGTTATTCTTGGAATTTTAAAGGTATGATTTGGTGGCAGGGCGAGAGTGGCTCATCAGTTAGTGGGTTAAATACTTTAATTACCGCAGTACGAACAGTTCTTGGTAACTCGTACAATGTTTCTAATACCTCTCAGTTTCCTGTCGTCATCACGAAGATTGGATACGGTACAGACCTAACTCCTGTAGCTAATGCAGATGCGTACATAGGAATTGTAGATGCCGCAACCTACGGACATAGTGCTTCGCAGAATCATATAGGCAGAACAGCTGAAGGTAGTTCTGATACCACAGGTAACGGCGTGAACGATATGTTCGATATCGGAGAGGCGTATGCGGATAAAATGCAACTAGCTATATCAGGATCTACAAACGCCGCTTGGAATCCCTCATCTATTACTACCCGTCTATGGCTCGATATGGACGACCAAACAACCTTCACTTCGTCTGGTGGTAATGTTACAGCTATAGCGGACAAATCGGGCAACAACTATACCTTTAATGCGGCTGGAGGAAGCACACTAACCGCAGTTAATACTTCGCAGAATAATAAGAATATTTTAAGATTCGATAATAACTCGGATGCAACTTCGTTTAGGAGCATAGCTTTCAGTTCCACGGCGGTTCACAAATGGTACTTCGTGGTTAAGGTAACTGTGTCTGATAGCCATGACGCTTTGGTGACTGTTCATAAGTCAAACCCCACCCATCAGATGATTATGTTCAACCTTAGTGGTAACGGAGTATTCTCTGGCGATTGGTACATGAGTCCAGGGACGCACATAACAAGCAACTCATCAAACTTACTTAACCAATGGGTAATGCTATCTATTGAACTTGATGTACCTAATACTAGGGCAACCACATCTTTAAACGGCACACCTTACAACACTAATTCCGCACAGTCTGGACTATCAACTTTCGGTACAGCATCTGTTAAGCTTAACGACTATCAAAATAACGCAGACTCCGATTGGGGAGAAGCGATATTTACAGAAGATGCAACGCAGTCAAACTCAGATAAGATCGAAGGTTACCTCGCTCATAAGTGGGGACTAACATCAGACCTACCAACTTCGCATCCGTATAAAACAACCGCACCATGAGTAGATACCGATCATATGGCAAACTAGACGATCCATTCGTATCGGAAGGGGATGTATTTTTCCAGCGAATGAACAGTCGATTGCGTCCGAACCAGCTACAGGCTGGTGAGGTTGCGTTGTCGCAAAATGGACGGATGGACAAGGATGGAGGTTGGCAACCACGCAAGGGTTTAAAGACATTTGCGGGTGCAATCACTATTAATGCGGATGCAGTACGATTGCCATTTCCTATTCTTTCTGCGGAAAGGGCGAGTAATATAGTAACCCTTGTTTTAGCGGATACTCCAAATAATGCTTTCCTTCCGGGCGAGAATATTACGATAGATGGTATACCATTTACAGGAGACACACCGAATGGAACAATCGCACTAGCAACAGTTAATTACGCAAACAAGCTGGTAACTTATCCATCGAGTGGAGCGGACGAAGTGTTTACTATTACTGCGAGTGATGAGCCTCTCGTTTCCCCCGGTAATTCGATTGTTACAGTACTTGATTTTACAATCAATGACGAAGGAGCTAATGAGGTTTACGGGGCAACTGCATACACTCTTGTGGGTGATAAGCAGATCGAGTCTTATATTTTTACAGCGACTAATAATGTCTGCCAAATAATCCGACTGCGGGATAGAACTGAGTACAAGGTTCGCTACCCCGCAAGTAACGAGATAAATGCTCGATGCGAATTGGTACAAGCATTCGACAAGATATTCATTTTTCGTGGGGACAAGACTACCATGTTCATGGAACCAAGCTTGACCACGATAGATGTGACAGGCGCATCCAGGTCCGTGCAAACGATTACAATTACCGCAGTTGCACACGGACGGGTCGTTGATGATTATGTAACCATTGCGGGGTTGAGTAGTTGGTCCGCAGATGGACAGGGTGACCCCAATGGCATTTATGAAGTAAAGTCAGTTCCTGATGCAGATACACTCACGGTTACCTTTGTTAACACAGGTGGGGCATCTCACACCTATTCAACGAGTGCCGCTCGCATCGAATACTTTAACGACTTTCAGTTGGTTGACTCAGGGGACTACTCGTATCCTGACCATATCCAGGATAATCAAGTAGTTGTAGATGCGGGTGGGGTTGTAACTTTTAACCAAACTGCCCACGGCTTGGTCGTTGGGGATGAGTTGGAGTTAGTTAATGCGACTACACCAATTGATCTACATATTGGAAAGAAGATACGAGTTTCTTCGGTAGTCGATGTAGATAATTTTCAATTCGTACTATCAATAACTGAAGTACTAAGTACCGATAATAAGTTAATAAGATTAGCAAAGAAGCGGGTAATTAGTCACCTCATTCATATGCCCGCATCTCCATTTGCTGTATTAAACCAGCAACGATTATGGATGCCTTACTTCTTTACCAGCGACACTACTCCCACACGCCGGAAGTTTACAGACGAGTTAATCGCAACAGACATTTTGGACTACAATACTGTGGACCCAATTGGGCAGAATTTCCGTATAGCTTCGGGTGGTGATGATTTTATCGTAGGTATCGAACCATTTTCAGAAGATACGATTTTAGTGTTCTGTCGGAAAAGTATTTACCGGTTGGGCGGAACGAGTGGATCGCTCGCAGATTGCAACCTAAGTGTTGTAACTTCTGAGTTAGGATGTGCCGCTCGTAGGACTATCAACCAGGTGGGTAATAAGGTTTACTTTCTTAGCGACAATGGGATTTACGGATTAGAATATTTAGATGAGTACAACTTGCGGGGCCTAGAACTTCCATTATCGGAAGCGATTAATCCAATCATCTCTCGGATCAATACCAATTCAATCGATAAAGCAGTTGGTCGCTACCATGATAATCGCTTATGGTTCGCAGTACCTGTGGATGGAGCGCGGGAGAATAATATGATTCTTGTTTACAACCTACTTAACCAAGGTTGGGAAAGCGTAGATCAAGTGGATAGCTCAGACTTTAATATTCGAGACATGATTGTGGCCCAGGAGGGTGTAAAGAATAAAATCTATATCACTACCGCAGAGGGCGGAGTCCATGAGATTGATGGCTTTGATGGTGGTGATCAAATATCCGTATCTGCTGGCGTAAGTATTCCTGAGACACTTGATGTAAATAGCAAACTCGTCTCCCGTGAGTACGATGCCGATACCATTGACCGCAAAAACTTTGCCCGTGCTGAGTTGCACATTAAATCCGCAGATGGATTAGTAAGTAATGCAGATATATCATTTGTCACTACCGATCCCGATGGGTCTAGGGGTAGTACAAGTATACGCGAATTACTTACCCCTAATGCCGACCTACCAGCGGGTGAGGATGCGAGTCTAAGGACTCGCATACGACTACGCGGATTTGGGTGTACTACAACTGTAACACCCACAGAGGGACGACCAATTGTACGAGCCATCAAACTCGATGCGCGGGTTACGGATCGATCAACCACTTCAACAACTTAAATAACATGGCTATATTAAATAATCCCGAAGACTTTGTATCAGGCGAGAATGTAACTGCCGCGAAGCTTAACAACTTGGTAGATGGTGCTACTTTCTTAGGTGGTGCTGGTGAAGCAACTGACGGCTCAACCCTGGAGGTAAATGATGGTGTGGGTGGGGATGGTTCCCTTCGTGTAAAAGACTTAGGTATAACCACCTCCAAACTTGCAGATGGTGCGGTAAGCGAGCAGAAGATTGCAGATAGTGCGGTAACGAGCGGTAAGATTGCAGACGGAGCAATCATAGCATCGAAGATCGCACCGAGTGCGGCTTCTGCTATTATGCCACCCGGTGGATTAATTCCTTATGCTGGCATCCTTGCACCAAGTGGATGGTTGCTCTGCGATGGAAGTACGATTGGAGATGCAAGCTCAGGAGCGGGTAGTGAAAGTGCAGACTACCAAACCTTATTTGATCTAATTAAAACACTTTATGGAAATACGGGTACGGAAGTTTTTGCCAATGGTGATACAGTATCTCTGCCTGACCTTCGAGGACGAGTAGTTGCGGGTAAAGACGACATGGGCGGAACTGCCGCTAATCATCTGACAGGACTTTCGGGTGGCGTGATTGGAAGTACATTAGGAGGAACAGGTGGTTCACAATCACACCTCCTCACAGCCGCACAATCGGGACTGCCCGAACATACGCACGGAGGGGGGAGTAGTAGCTCTAATACTAATGGTGCGGCGGGTGATCCGGCTTTTACTTATGTTACACAAACACAGGGAGTAACAGGTGGCGCACAACCCGCATCCTCCGCCCACAACAATGTTCAGCCCACCATCATCCTTAACTACATTATAAAGTACTAAGATGGGAAAACTCCGCACAGACCTAATCCGTAAACTCAAGGGACTCGCTCCCTTCGAGCAAATCATGGGACTCTATGAAGACCACGCGGACTTTAGTGCAGAGATGAATAACTACCTAGTCGGAGGCTTAGTCATCAGCACACCGACTATGTTCGTCATGGCGAAACCCGTAGACTCTAGCGTAACCCCTGTTGGGCAATGGTACGCTAAGAATCCCGATGCTTGGTATGTTCGATGGTTTGCGGGGGAGGGTGCATTACAAGCAATTATGGATAGCGTACAACCGCTTGAGAAGGTGATGTTTAAACGAGTAAAGGAGCGGGGAGAAAGCGACCTACGCACCTACAAATGGAATAGACTTTATAGCTTACTAAACAGGAGAAAATAACTATGGGAAGTACAACAGTTGAAGCACCCCCCGAAAGAGATTACGGGGAAGAAACAAGAGACACTTTAGAATCGCAAATCGCACTAGCTCCCCAGCTTTATGCGAGCGAGGCACAGTTCCGTCCACAATACGCAAACCTTGAGAGAGGCATACAGCTAGAGCAACTTGGGCTTGATCCAAACATGGGTCTGCTCGATGCATTCCGACAAATTAGTGCCGCACAGAAGGATATTCAATACGACTCAACGGGTGCAGATATAGACATGATCCGGGAGCTGGGTCCCGAACTTGCCGCCGCTCAACGAGCCGCTGATCCCGAAGCAGATGCACTTCGCCAAGCAATCATGGCAGATGCCATCGAGGGTATGGAAGCAGAAGGCGGAATGACTGAGGATGAGTCAAGAATGGTTGACCAACGAGTTTTAGAGGGAGCCACAAGCCGTGGTATGGGTGATCAAAAATCCACACTACTCGCACAAATGAGGGGGCAACTCCAGGGCGACCGAGCGGTAGATCAACAACGATTACAAAATGCCGGAGTCGCGTATGGTATGGGCAACTTTGACCCGCTACTCGCACTTACAGGAAGAACGGGCAACTCACCAATGATGGCACAACAAGGATTTGGAGGTGCTGGATTTTCACTCGAATCATCACCCGCAATATTTAACCCCGAATCCGCGTATGCTGGTTCGCTCAATACTCAGAACTACCAAGGCGAGATGGATGCGCGTACCGCAACTGCCGCAAATCGTGCTGGTATGTTTGGCGGATTAATGAGCGGACTAGGATCGCTTGGGGGTGGATTGCTTAAAAGCTAGGAAATAAACATTATGGCAAGACGACCTTTTTACGGACAAGGGGGAGCGATCCCCATCGCAAAGATGAATATGCAAGCCGCCACCGCGCCGGGGCGTGCCTACGCTCAGATGGGCAAGGACTTTGGCGATAAGATCGGCGGGGCGATAAAGCAGTACGGCCTTAATAAGGAGAAGCGCAATAAACTTCAGTCAACACTAGAGGGGCAGTTATCCGCAGATCCAAGTATAGTTCAGCAACTCACAATGACAGGAGACGAGCAGTACGATAAGAAGAATATGAAACTCTTCGATAAGGTACAAAGCGGAGATGCGAGTATTGCTGACCTGGAACGCGCAAATGGATTACTTTCGGGCAAGACAACACAGGAGAACGCGATGCTCAAAAAGCAAAACGCGGAGACGCAACAAAGGATGAACGAGTTGAATCTTGAGATGACTGAAATGCTTCAAGACCCAATGGTTAGCGATGCTATTGGTAAGTATGAGTTAAATAAGGTTAATCGGGCTTCTCAGAAAAAGACTATTCCAAGTGGAACTGCGGTAAAGTTAGCGACAGACAAATCTACATTAGAAACTTTACCTAGCCAAACAGACGCAACTATATCCAACAATAACGCAACGGCAATGAAGGGTGATATAATCGTTGCGGACGCGATGAGTAGAGGCGGCCCGGTTGGCGTGGCTAAAGAACTTAAGATAGATAGAGAGTTAAATAGGGACAATATCGAGAGCCAAATCCAATCCAGGGAAATTACTTCTGCCGCACAACTATATAAATCAATGAATATTGGTGGATCGGTTCCTCAAGATTTAGAAAAAAGATTTAGCGATATCGCGTCACAGATAAGTAAGGTGGATGATAGTCAAATCAAAGTGCGTAATAAAGATGGTGATGAGGTAATGGTTTCATTAAAAGATTACCAATCAAACCCGGATGAATTTGCACCCTTAGTTAGTGATCGTTTAAAAGCACTTTCAAATAAAAAAGATGCTCTCATTGAAGAGCAAACCAATGCGGCATTAGGTGCTAAAATTCCATACACAGACCCTGAGACAGGAGAAATAAAATACACTACTGTTGCTGACAAGTTAGCTTACGATCAAGCTCGTGCAAAAAAAATACAAGATGAACGCCAGGCACAGATAGAAGAAAACAAAGCTCGATTACCTAATGCTTTTTACGGAATACCTTCATCACCTGTAATGGGGTATTGATATGCTTGATCCAAATAAAGAATATATTTTTGGGGGTCAGCAAACAAGTACACTTGATCCTGATAAAGAGTACGATTTCGGGTCATCCCAACAGCTTTATAGAGAAGCACCACCTACAATTACTGAAACTGCAACCATAGTAGGGCTTGAGATATTAGGACCTGTCTTGGGTTCTGTATTTGGACCTAAAGGTACTATAGCTGGGTCTGCGGCGGGTAATTATTTGTCTCAAAAATATAGAATTTCTAGAGGACTACAAGACGACATCGGACTTGGTGAACTTGGTGCGGCAACTGCGTTAGGTGCTGTTCCTTTTGGAAAGGCTGGTTCACTAAATAAACTAGGTAGTGTAGGCACAACCGCAGTTCGGGCTGGCCAGGGTGCTGGTTTAGCTACTGCCGAACTTACTGCTCGTACTGTTATTGATGAGGGTCGCGCGCCTACGCAAGAGGAAGTAGCTAGTACTATTCTGTTCGGTGGCGTGTTTGGTGGTACGCTTGGTGCGGCTGAAGCAAAGTACATAAATAAAACACTCGATCTTGATGCAACCGAAGGCGCGACCCGCCCGGAGGTAGTTAAGTTACTTGAAAATAAAATCGAGGCAGAAGGCGGGTTAAGTAATTTTGGAGTTGGTAGGCCAGCAGTACAGAATTTCACATTCCGTGACCCGTATGGTAACTTTACATTTCGTGATCCTGACACTACTGAGCTTACTGCTGTAACGGGTGTTAAGCCTGTTACAAGTCTGGGTCCACGCAGACTGCGTGTATGGAATCCGGAAGAACTCACAGGCCCCGAAGCTACGGAGAGTACAGCAGAACTACTACTTGGAGGACTTGAGGACCAAATACTTCTTGAAGCAGAAGGCGTAGTAAGTAAAGCCGCACGATTAAAAGGCGAGAAGGCGACTGAACAGATAGCCGCGATACAGCAAATATTTGAAGGAAAGGATCTTGTAGATAATCAAATATTTAAGGGCATTAATACAGCGACCAATAAAAAAATACAAAAGATTGGTGATACTGATGAATTAAATTCACTTAAGGATAGTCTTGCGAAACTAGACCACAAGTTAGGTAAAAATAAAGGAGCAAGTAATCAGCGTGCTAGGATAAACGCATCTATTCGTAGGCTACACAAGCGCAATGGGTTAAATATATTTGACCTACAAGATGACATGCGAGCATCACAATTAGCACCTAATACACCACCTAAACTCACAGGAGTAGATCGACCGCCAACAAAAGCTGATGCACCTAGTAAGTACGATATTCTTGCCGAGAAATATTTAGGTCAGAACTACGAAAAGTTTTACTCAGGTTTGTTTACCACAGGAGCGGCTGGTGCATCTATTGCTCCTATGTTTACGGATGATGAAGAGAGCGAAATAAAAAAGGCTGGGTTCGATCCGTTACTTATTGGAGTTCTTCTAGCCGCTGGCATGGGGCCTGGAGCATTTCGTAAATTCAGTAAGACACCTTTGTATAAAAAGGTACAATCACAATTTAAAACTAATCCCGTAAAGACTGCGCCTGATGTTGTAAAAGCAGAGAAGGTGAAGGACGCAACTAATCCATTCTTGCCACCGAGTAAGGGCAAACTTGCGATGAAGTATGCACAACAATGGGTGAGTGATACTTTTGTGCCGTTGTCTCGAAAGCTAAAAAATATAGATCCAAAACTCACAGCTATATTTAGAAATCACGAAGGAGTTATTAATGTAAAAACTCGTGAGTACCTAGACCGCGCTTCACCTTTTATCGCATCAATGACTAAGCGTCTTGCTAATAACGAGCAGAAGCAAAGGCAGTTTAAACTGCACCTACTTAATGGAGATATGGACAAGATCCGTGGCATGATGGATGACCTTAAAATTCCTAACTCTATTGGTAAGGAGTTTGAGGATATGCAAAATGCTTTTGAGGAAATTCGTAGCTACGCAAGGCAAGAGGGTGGTATTGATGTTGGATATCAGCAAGGATACTTCCCAAGATTAATACGCAATTATGATACCTTTAAGTCTGCACTCCAGGGTGATGACGCAAATACTGTTACAAAAGCACTAGAGGAGTACGCACAAAAAGAAGGTATCAGCGTAGATGCTATTCCACAAGGTGTGGCCGCCGAGATAACAAGTCGAACCCTACGAGGATTCCCCGTGCAACCTGGGGCATCACTACCAGGTAATCTTAAACAGCGTAAGATTGGACGCATAACTAACGAGCAAATGATGGATGGTTATGCAGATCCAGCAGATGCACTAAAGAATTACATAGAGCGTACCGTGCAAGCGGTGGAGCGTAGGAAGTTCCTATACAGGAACCCAAATGCAAAGGGTGACAAAGTAGGATTTGATGGTAGCAAAGATAGGGTAGGTGCGGATCTCGGTATCGATATGGAAGTTGATGACTCCCTTGCTGGTGAAGTCGCAAAAAGATTACTCAAGGATAATAAGGACTTGAGTTCCGAGGATGTACAAAAGCTTAAAGAAATAATCCAAGCACGCTTCAGCGGAAAGACCGTTGATCCATTTATCCAAGGGGTGAAGAATCTTAACTATATCCAAGTAATGGGTAACTTTGGTTCTGCAATTACTCAGCTAGGTGACCTAGCATACAGTATGCACTTTAATGGGTTTGGTAATACCTTTAAGTCGTTATTAAATCAAAGCGAAAACTACGATTTTGTTAAGTACTTCAATCTTAAAGATCATAATATTGATGCGGTAACAAGTTCAGATGCTTTATCCAAGACTCTTGATAAAGTGTTTACCGTAACAGGACTAAAAAAACTAGATCAGCTTGCAAAAAATACCACCATGAATGCATCGTGGAAAAAGTATAAGGCACAAGCAATGAAGGACTCGCAAGGTTTACAGGATGAATTGACTGAAATCTTTGGTAAGGACCGTGCTGGATTAATGGTAAAGGAATTACGCGAAAGTAATCCGGGTTCTAAGAATCTACCCAAGGGAGTGGAGGAATTAATTTGGTACAAGTTCCTTGATTTGAATCCAGCTACACTTGGGGAAATGCCTAAGTACTACAACCAAAGTGGTAACGCCCGTATCCTTTACATGCTTAAAAGTTTTACTATAAAGCAGTTCGATGTATTTAGGGAAACCGCACAAAAAGATATTGATAAGGCTAATGCATTAAGAGCTAAAGGAGATAACAAAGGAGCCGCAAAAGCCGCCGCAGATGCTATGTCAAAAATAGTAGGACTAGGTTTGGTATTTGGTGCGGCTAATGCAAGTACTGATATGATTAAGGACACCATGTACGGAAGGCCTATCAAGCGGGACGAATTACTTGAAGATAATATTTTTAGATTACTTGGCATCAATAGATACATCGTTCAGAAAGCCAGGCGTGAGGGACCAATGAAAGCGGCGGCAGAAATGATACTCCCACCAACAGCTATCTTCGATAGAGCGTGGCAAGATATTAGTGCTATAGCTGGAGATAAGGAATACAAAGGAGCGATGCTCCAAGGAACTCCACTTGATATGGTTTATTGGAAGTACCTTGGCGGGCTTGACAAAATTGAGCGAGCTAAGTAGCGTGAAGACTGTGTAGTTTTCATCGACTACCTTTTGTTATTAAGCGGGGGCAACCCCGCTTTTTTTTGCACTTTTTTTTGTTAATACTTGACACAAAGAAACATTTTTATTTTGGTGCGATTATCGATTTTTAATCGTTGGTTGGCCAACTAATTACCGAGAAGCCTTTGGTGGGGTAGCAGTAGACAATCAATCTTTTGGGAATCGTGAAGAAATTAACCCATAATTACGATGAACATATTGACCGAAACAACTACTTATGATACCAACCCACGGATGCATTCTGCGAATACATCCCCAATTCGTGCCGTCTTGCCCAACGGCGATAAGTTAATAACGCGAGAGTTTGGTACTATCTCGACCGAGATCGCAAAGCCCTTGTGGCCGATCATTAAGGATTTCTTTTGGACCTACGAGACATCGCGTCTTAGTTCCGCAAATCCTCGCGATGATACGAAGCATAAAAATAGGACCTCGATGCAACGCATTCTTATTCGTTCGGGGATCGACATCGAGAAGTGCGACATCCGGCACTTTGCGGGGAGCGTGGGAAACCGATGCATTCCTGAGTGGTACTGCACCACTTATAACACGCATGATGTACGGTTAGCTCGGTCTATATTTTCCAAGCGATGGATTATGTTCTATCGTTCGCAGAATATTGATGTCCGCCCGTTCGCTAATTGGAACCTTCCCTTGGCGGGACCGAAGGCGGAGCAATTTAATCCTGGATTCAAGGAGGAGGAACGCATTAACGTGCGTTGCAAATTACTCAAGGGTACTGACACTAATATGTACCTTATGTACGCATTGGCTTACGGACTTGGACTCCGTAGCTCGGAGATCAAGCGTGCTAAGTGGGAAGATTTGATGCTTGATGGTGTGGGTAATCGCGTAATTGCGATACATAACCCTAAGAGTGGTGGTAAGATACAATACCGCCCAAGCGATCCGGCGTGGTGGGATGAGATTATGTCCTATAAAACATCGGACGATGATTTAATCGTCCCTGTCCAGGAAGATAACATCACTCGCTACTTCCCTCAGTTCTTGAGGCGTGAGTGTGGGATCAAGGATAAGAATCCGGTGCATCGTCTCCGTAAGTTCTGTGGCCATAGGGTGATGCAAGGTAATGATATATTTGCCGCATCGCGAGTCCTTGGACATTCAAGTGTGGAGATGACGAGTAGGATATACTCTGGGAATCCCACTATCGCACCTAGCTTCTAAGCTAAGAACAAACCTCCTAACTTTACCAAATTAGTTTAGCTTACAAAGCTACAAAAGTACACTTATGACTACAACAATTAACAATAAAGGCGCGACTTTCATCCATAAGGACGGGAGTACAGACATAGAAATCTACGCAGTAGCACCTGTGGTACTACCAATCAGCGAGGTAGTTGAGGACCTTATCGGTCTACTTTCAAGCGAACAGGCAACTGAAGTCCTTCTTCGCCTTCCAGCGCTTTCAACGCACCTTGGAGTACATAATCAAATACCTGTGCTTGCATGAGTCCTGTATCACCAGCGATCTCTTTCACTCGTTCACGGACATACTTGGAATATCTAATGTTCACAGGTTGGGTTAATCCTTCTTTCTTTGGCATAGTGCCAACACAAAACAACACAAACAACACAAACACAAGGAGAAAATACAATGGGATTCTTAGACGGAATTACAGAAATTAAATCAAGCGCAGATTCGGGTGGGGCTTACATGAAGCTACAACCTGGAGCTAATCAGTTCCGAATTGTCGGGAGTGGTGACGATGGAGGATTCATCCAAGGTATGCTTGGTTGGTCTGAAAACGCAGAGGGTAAACGCCAGCCACATCGTTGGAAGATTGGGGCAGATGCACCTATGCCCTTCGAGGATAGGCCGAAGGAGTTCTTTGCTATGTTGGTATGGAACTACAGAGAGTCGAAGATTCAAATCTTGGAACTCACACAGGCTGGCCTGAAGGGCGAACTTATGTCATTGGCCAACGATACGGAAGATTGGGGTGACCCACGGAAGTTCGACCTTACTATCACAAAGAGTGGTGAGAAGTTGGACACTCGTTATGCGATGACACCTAAGCCACCGAAGAAAAGATCGGATGAAATCAACAATGCGGTCAAAGCGACAAAGATAAACCTATCTGCATTATTCGATGGTGGAGATCCCTTTGGTGACGCACCCGCACCTGTACAAGAACAAGCACCTGTACAAGAACCCGTACAAGAAGAAGCTGGAAACGAGGAGGAGCCATTCTGATGACCGTTGGAACAATTAAGAAGGTTGTCTCTGAGTATATGGGCGTAAGTCTGTATCAGTTAAACTCGCGATGCCGTTTGAAGCGGATCGCGTTAGCTCGGCAGATTGCGATGTTCTATAGCTATTGCGTGGGTAATACCCACCAAGAGGTAGGTAGGCGATTCAAGCGTGACCACTCGAATGTCACTCATGCGGTACGGAAAATCAAGGAGTGGCGTGAATGCGATCCAGAAATCCGTGCGATGCTCGAAGGTATCGAGGACGAGTACCCGGTTCTAAAGAAGGAGACAGTCGTATGTTAATTAAAGACATACCGAATAATCAATACCACGGGTCGGACGAGTTATCTCGTTCGACCGCGTGGTCCCTTCTTAAAGAATGCCCGCAAAAGGTTAAGTACAACCGCGAGAATCCAGGTGAACCTACACCAGCGTTAATTCTAGGTGATGCGTTTCATACTGCTACACTCGAACCCGCGAGGTTTGAGACAGATTTTGATGTGAAGCCTGAGCAGATCGATGGTAAGTCTCCGCTAACTAATCACTACAAGGAGATCTTCGCAGAGATGCAAGATGAGGAACCCCATGTGACTTGGTTGACGCATTCTGATTATCAGATGGTTACCGAGATGGCGGCCTCGGCCTTAGAACATCCAATACTCAAAGAGCATTTGAGCAGAACGGACACGATCATCGAGGGTACGGGATACTTCGAGTGCGAGGGAGTAAAGTGCAAGGTTCGTCCTGACATTTATTCGCCCGGCGCGGGTGTGGTGATTGACTTAAAGAGTACGCTGGATGCAAGTGAGCGTGGATTTGCTAAGAGTGTAAGGCAGTACGGTTACCATTTCCAAGTAGCTTATTACTTGGAAGGATTGAAGTTAGCGGGTGAGAAACCTAATACCTTTATCTTCCTAGCTGTTGAGAAGAAAGCACCCTATGTGACTGCCGCCTACAAGGTGAGTACTGCTGAGATCGAGAGGCAAACCTATGATATGTACAAGGCTTGTAAGCTTTGGAAGAGATGTGTCGATAGTGGAGTCTATCCAGGGTATTCGGACGAAGTCACACAGATAGACACCGAGTACAAGATTAACATAAAGAGTAATCGATTAACCATAAAGGGGTGTGCTGAACACTTTGGTGTCAGCCGTGCCTTCATCTACTCGATTCTAAATTCGTACAAGGTGGATTGTCAGTTTGTTGGGAACAGGCGCATGTACGACATTGCAGACATGGCGAAAGCGATGAAGCAGTACAACACAAAGAAAGTTAAAGAACATAACGAAAAAACTAAGAAAAGGAGATTGGCAAAGAATGAACATTGAAAGAATGGAAACAGCATTGGCGAACTCAGCGAATGCGTTGGGTAAGATTAAAGGTGGAGATGATAATTTGGTACATGCGGTCCATGTACTACAATGTGTA